TCTACTATACTCACAACTTCAAACAAGGAGATGAATATGATACAAGTCTTTCAACAGATTCCAACTGAGACATATCTAAAGATGTTCGGAGATGTTTTTGAACACATCGAATGTGAAAATTTTATAATCTCAGTCTATCCAAATGAATATGACGACTTCCGCTACTTCTCATATGTGAATGGTATTCATGTAAGAAATGGAGGAACTCATATCGATGTTGTGGTCGATGAGATTTTGGTTCCTAAAATCAAAGACAAGCTCATCAAGAAACACAAGAATATCAAACCAGGTGATATCAAGAACAAACTTCAATTGGTCATCATGTTAAAGAATCTTTCTGCCAAGTTTGGTGGTCAGACCAAAGACATGCTCGAAGTTAGCAGACCAAATCTCAGGACATATCTGTCAGAAGTTGATATGGACAAGTTTATCACAAGAGTTTTAAAGAACAAGGAACTCATTGACCCAATTACTGAAATCTTTGAACTCAAAGAGAAGCAACGATTGAGCAAAGAGCTTGCTGCACTTGAGACAAAGAAGCCAAAGAAAATCAAAAATGAGAAGTTCACTGCACCATCACATGAATGGAAAAAGTTGTTCATCTGTGAAGGAGCATCTGCAAGTTCCGGGTTGATGTCATCTTTAGGTAGACGAGATTATGGATACTTTGAATTGAAAGGTGTTCCTATGAATGTTGTAGGTACTCCATTGTCAGGTTTAATCAAGAATGTAGAGTATAAGGGATTGATGGAAATTCTTGACACCAAGTGGTCCGGTGAAAGTGATAGGATGACATTTGATGAGGTAATCTTTGCCACGGACCAAGACCTTGATGGATTCAGAATCAGAGGATTGTTGTTTGGATTTTGCCAAAGATTTCTTCCGCACTTTCTGAAAACAAATAAGATAAAAGTTTTGTGCACTCCATTGATGCTATTGAAAAAAGGTGACACTGTAATCAAAGCATACTTTAATTTTGATGAGTTTGATAACAAAGATATCAAAAGAGGATACGAAGTCAAGTATCTAAAGGGCCTCGGGTCATGGACCCCGCAAGAGTTTGAACAAATGCTTGACTTGTATACCTTAGATGGATTGATTCATACTTATGAATTTGATTCAGAAGCTCCAAAACTAATCGATGATTGGCTTGGAAGTGATAATGTATTGACTAGGCGAGAGTATCTGCAAAATAATGATTTTAATATCAATGACCTATAAGGAGATGGAATAAATGGCACATATAGAAATTAGTGAAAATGAACTAAAAAAACTTATCAAAACATCAATAGAAGAATCTGGGTCATATGATTTTCCTGAGTTTATAATTTTGGAAACAATTAAAGTTTTGAAATCGTGGAGTACAACTTTAGATTACTATAAAATAAAGAAACTTCAAAAGGCAGTTAATTTATTATTAAAAGAATTTGAGGAACAAGAATGAAACAAATACACTTATACAAAACAGTGCTAGATGAACATGGCAAAATTCACAAACAACTTATTGGTACATATGATTCGGTTGAATCCATTCCAGATGAAGCAATGAAAGTTGCAGACTTGCTTATTGAATCAAATGAGCACGGTGAAAGTTCATACAGAGGAGCTGACCTATGATTTCATTGGCTCCTAAAAAAACAGTGAGTGGATTTTTTAAAGTTGACTATTGTAATTTTTCATCATATGACAACCAAAGAAAGATTGCATCTTTGATAGATGGTGTTAAAAATAGCGGAAGAAAGATTATCCTTGCATCCAAAAAGATAAACATGTCAAAAGATATCAAAGTTTCAAACTTTGCCAATATGGTAGCATTGGAATCTAACTACATTCATGGACCAACTTCACTTGAAAGTGTTACTGTAAACATGGCACAGCAATTTACAGGTACAAACAATCTTAGTTGGTTTTCGCCTCAATCAAATTTTGGGACAAGACTTCTACCTGAAGCATCTGCAACCAGATACATATTTCTGAGAGAAACAAAATGGTTGAGTTCAATCTATAACAAAGAAGATGATGCAATTTTAGCTCCTCAAATATTTGAAGGCGGTGCAGTTGAACCCAAATTCTTTGTTCCTATCATCCCAATGCTATTGGTCAATGGGTCAACTGGAACTACCCCTGGATTCAAACAAGTGATTCTGCCAAGGGATGTCAATAAAATTATTGAACATTTAAAAGCATATTGTCAATCAAAACCAGATGTTAATTGGCAGACTCCATCATGGAATGGATTCAAAGGAACTGTAAAGCAAGGAGTGACACCAAAACAATGGATAGTTGATGGTATTGTAGAAATCAAAAATACCTCAACTGTCGATGTTACAGAACTTCCATTTGACTATACCCAAAAGAAATATGTTGAGATTTTAGATGAATTGGAAGAAAGCAAGATAATCACATCATATCAAAATCTATGTGATACCAAAAAGGATATTCCTTTATTTCAGATAAAATTTGAAAGAAAGAATCTTGATGGCAAGACTCAGGAACAATTGATTCAGATATTGAAATTGAGAACTACTGTATCAGAGACATACTTTGCATATAATGAACTTGTTAGAATTGAAGAGTTTGATGGAATTGATTCAATAATGAATAGATACATTCAAGTAAGAGAATTATATTATGAAAAACGAAAGAAGCAACAACTCAAAGATTTGGAATTTGAGAAGAATGTCATTATTGGCAGGATAGCTTTTATTGATTTGGTCATAGCCAGAGAGTTGAAACTTGAATCTGCAAGTGATACTGAAATTGAAACATGCTTAAACTCCAAGTCAATAACAAAAGTTGAAGGAAGTTATGACTACCTCCTTTCGATGGCAATCAGAGCGATAACTCCAGTTGGAAGAGTTCAATATGAAAAGAAACTAACAGAGAAACAACTTGAAATTGATACACTTCTATCAACAGAAGTAAAACAAATTTGGCTACAGGAACTTAAGCTCCTTGAAAGGAAGATATCATGAATCAACAAATGATTGAATGCAAGAAGATGATTGCAGATTGGCACAAGTGGGGCAAGATTACAAGTGTGAAGCTTGATGGTGTTGAACATTCAAGAGCGACAGAAGATGAAATCATGAATGCCAAGACTTTGACAATCTCAAAGAAGCATTTGGATTTGTTCGTGGATTCTTCTTTGGTTGATGTTGTGCATCAGAACTTTGTAGAGCATGCCAGGGACATCTTGGTTGTAAATTCAAAGGGAAAGATAAAAGATTATTCAATCTCAACTCATGCCAAAAGACAATTCATGAGAAGATACTATATTGTCAATTTGGATTCATTGATGTCAGTTCATCTATCAGAGAACATTAAGAAGTCATTTGAGATGTTACAAGGAGAGATTGCTGACATCCTCTTCAAACAAGATTGGGACAATCCATTGATAGTTGATTTGATTGTTTCATTTCTGAAGACTGCAACCACAAGGCAGACAATTTCATCTGCCAGGGACCAGAGAGAGTTGGCAAGAAGAGGAAACAGATATGCAAACTCTACATACTCTTTTAGTCATCCATTCATGTTTGTGATTGTTGATGGGACGATAGCCACAATTGAACTATCGTCCCAGTCACTTGATTGTAGAAATTCAAACAAGATTGCCACATCTAATGATAGATGGGAAAAGTTCTTTCAATTATCAGTTGGAGCCAAGGAGCCATCTTAAATCTTCTTTTGATTGCTGTGTCCTAGATGTGACAAACATGTCTAGGTCATCACTTGACCTGTCTTGACCAGAAATCTGATGGAATGTTCCATCTTCATCTGCTTCTAATTCATTGAAGAAGTCCCAGATGGTCATTCCCATTTCATTCAATTCATCGTTCAAGAATTGCAATCCACCAGTCAATGCCATGACAGCATCATCATGAACCTCTGCACTCATTGCCCTGTAAGTGTTTCCAATCTTGACAAAGGTAAAGAACTCATCAATTGTCTCAATGTCATAGACCTCAAGAATGTCTTTGTCAATCAACTGTTTGAGATTTGATAATCCAACTCGTTTTGATTTGGTTGTTGTCCTGAATCCATTGATATCGCTTCTGCTAGAATCTCTAAATACATTCTCGTATTCATATTTATCAAAGAGTGTATCAACTGTTGACTGACCATCTCCACTATTGTTCTCGACTAATACTAAAGCATCATTGTAGTATGACCCAATCTCATATAGAAGTTCTGACAGTTCAAGATAGTGCATGTCTCTTGTCTTCAAGACCATTGCTTGCTTGATAGTTCTTTCTCTTCTGTTGAATTCAAGAACATGGACAGAGATGTAATCTGAATTCCTATTTGAAGTCATCGAAATCTTGGCACTGTCAGCTCCAACAGTATAGAAGACATCTGGGTCATCAACAGGATACAAGTAAACTTTGCAATCTTCATGAATATGAGATAGTGTATCAATTGGCAATCTCTTTGTAACAAGGATTCTCTCAAGAGATTCTTTTGATAGTAGTGTCTTGGAAGAGCCAAGAAATTGAACTTCGTGGTTTTGTAAAAATGATTCCAACCCGTCTGTCTCAATTTGCTTCTGTTTCCACGCTTCATCTCTTCCTGGCACAACTCTCCATGTGCCTTCGAAGTTCACATATCCATTTATGCCTTTTTGAGATTCAGCAAAGATTCTTTGGAATGTATTAAAGCCTTTTGGAGTCGAGATAATAATGATTTTTGTTTTTGTTCCAGATGATAGAGCTGGCATGACAGAATCAAAGAATGGCTTCATCTTGTTTTCGTCAATATGGCCAGCCTCGTCAATCAAGAGTACATTTAATGTTCGTCCTCTCAAAGCAGATGGACCAGCAACCGCTGAAATGATTCTATTTCCATTTGCCAATCTGATTGATGCAGCTCCCCAACTTTTTACCCCTGGTCGAAGAAATGCAGGAAGCAATTCAAACATTTGTTTGATAATGCTTACAATTTCAAGAGTCAATGGACTTGTATTTGCAACAACACCAATGGTGAAATCTTCTTTGAAGCACAAACACCATACCAAGTATGAACAGGTTGAAATAGTCTTGCCTACCTGCCGTGCTATCTTTGAGATGATTTTCTGATTTTCATGAACCAGCTTTAAATATTCATATTGAAATGGCCTAAGTTTGAATGCAGTTATTCCGTGGTCAATTGTTTGTATCTTGACATAATTTTCAATAAAATATTCATATGATTCAGCACACTTTTGTTTCTCAGTCTTTGCTTCTGCTGTCATTGCTAACTTGCATATTGCATTCCTGAGCATATAGTTTCCCATGAATGAAAACTCTTCCAATTCTCCTGCTTTGTTCTTTCCTACATTTGGATAGTTCTGTAGGTCGGTAAAGTCATATTCGGAAAGTTTTACTTTATCTTTGAGTGCCAATTTTAGCCTTTTCAATTATTTAATTTAGTTTTAAGATAATATGAACTATAATTTCAAATCAACTATAAAGGAAAGATATGAATATCTTTGTATCAAGTAAATGCCCAACAGCATCAGCAGAAGCATTAGATGACAAAAGAGTAGTCAAGATGATACTTGAAAGCTGTCAAATGCTTAATACTGTTCTCGTGACTCAATTCGGAGATGAATACAGTATGGGATATAAAACAACTCATAGAAATCATCCATGTACACTGTGGACAGGCAAATCATACAGTAATTATGTGTGGCTGTGTTTGCATATGGAAGCTCTTTGTAATGAGTATACATTCAGATATCAGAAAGTCCATGCATGCGAAAAGTACATTCCTCACTTTGTTGATGTTGCCAGAAAGCTCAAAGCAAAATTCAAAGAATCACTACTGACACCATTTGTAAACTGTACATCTGATTTTAAATGTGTTGCTGACATCCATATTGCATATAGAAATCAATTGCACTCAAAGTGGAGAAATGACAAACGAAGACCTACATGGAATGGAAAGAGCGATATAAGATTTTAATGTCCTTTTAAGGTAACAGATACTATAATTTTAAATCAAAACAAACCAAGGAGAAGAAAAGATGGCTAGAACTGCAAAGATGAGAATCGAAAAGAGATACAGCAAGTTTGTTGTAATTAGCAGTGCAGGTGAAGAATTAGTTGAATGTAGAACATTCTCAGCTGCAACCAAATTTGCAAATGACTTTCACAAAGCTAGATTTGGTGGTCGTGAACCTCAGGAGTTGTAAGATGTTAGCACTACAAGATATTTCAACTAAAAATAAACACGCTTTGCTCATTTCTGTTGATATTGGAGATATTACAGAAGAGGCTTGGAAACAACTTAGAATTGATGTGTATAAGTTAATGATGAACTTAAATCAAGGCTCTAGAAAATCAGCACGAATCATGAAAACTTTGGATGATGTGAAATGACTTTAGCATATATCACTGAAATTAATTCAGGGGTTCCATATGAATGGAAAAGGTTCTATGCTAGAAGAGTATCATTTGTAAATGGGAAAGTTATTCATATAAGAGATGTGGGTGAATATGAATATAGATATAACAATTGTACACAATATGTTGATGTATCTAAAGAAGACCTGTTAGCTAATGATTATTACATTTGTACAAAACATGGAGATTCAATATGAAAAATTATAAAGTAACACCATTGAAAAATTATCCAGAAAATGGGAAGCACCTAGAAATACTAGAAAAAGAAAGTGGCACTCCTTATGAAATTACATTTGGGCATGACGATTTCTATTGGTATGATAATGGAAAGGAATATAAAACATCACCTCACTTTTGGTATGTTTGGATTGAAGATATTGGCAAAGGATTTAAAACTGCTGATAAAGCTGTTGCTTATGCCAGAAGTCAATACAAGAAACATCTTCAATCTGAGTTGAAGAAAGTTACAAGCTTGATAAAGGAAGCAAAAGATGAACTCTAAATATGAACCACTGTTTGAGAAAGTTATGGATTGCAAACTTGTCAACGATATGCATATCGCAAACAGAATTCAACTGTGTGATGGTATTATTAGATATGCCAAGGAAGGTCAGAGATGGGGTGACAATTGTTTTAAAATCTCGTATGCAGATTTTGTTGATAAAGTTATCAATTCAATCTGTGACTGGGAGCAAGGACTTGGAATTCATTCTCATAAGACTTTTGGACTCATCACTGATGGTGATACCTGGTTTGGTGCCTTCATATACCAGAAGAGTACAGCAGAAGCAGATGCAAACTTGGATATTATTTCAAGCGGATTGACAAAAGAGATTGCGGCACTAGATGCTGGGTTGTTGGTTTTGGTAAGAAACAAATCATGACAATACCAACTGAAGCATTCAACAAACTTCAACTATTTTACAAGTCGAAGATTGTTCAAATTTCAATCAAGGGTGAAGGAGCTATTGAGTTCCAACTTGACAATGGAACAGTCATTTCACTCGAAGTTCCAGAAATCACAGGTGTAAAAGTTTGGAACAAAGATGACATTTATCCAACTTTAAGTTAATAGATGCTATAATATTAAAAATCAAAAGGAGATGCAGATGGTACATATCATCAATCAATTGAATGAGTCAAACTCATCAAATCACAAGCTAGAAGTTTTGAAACAACACCAAGATAACAAACTCTTACAAAGAGTTTTGAAGATGGCAATCGATACAGTTGCATTTACATATGGAATCTCTTTGAAGAGAATCCCATCCACATTGACTCATAATCCAACATGTTCTCTTTCAGATGCCCTGGATGTCCTTGAGCAGAAGTTTGCAACAAGAGAGTGGACTGGAAATCATGCAATTGATATGATAACAAGACTTCTCGAATCTTTGACCCCTGATGATGCAGCTGTCTTGCTAAGAGTCATTGACAGAGATTTAAGAATCAACTGTGGTACAACTCAAATCAATAAAGTGTTCAAGGGATTAATCGTCGACCCGCCATACATGCGTTGCGGAGTCTATTCTGAAAAGACTGCAGCAAAAGTAAAGTTCCCAGCCATCCTACAACTGAAAGCCGACGGGACATTCCGTAATGTTATCAAAGATGGAGATTCTGTCAGATTCATTTCTAGGTCAGGTGAGGAATCATTCTTTGATAACCTATCAACTGCATTTTCATTCTTAAAAGACGGTGTGTACATTGGAGAACTTCTTGTAAAAGGTATTGCAGACAGAGCTGAAGCAAATGGGTTAATCAATTCTGACAATATTCCACAAGATGATGTGTATATGCAGGTATGGGATTATCTAACACCTGATGAATGGAAGGCAGGGAAATCAAATGTTCCATATCACCAAAGGCTTAAAACTGTTTCGCAAGAAATTGGTATAAATATGTTTAACAGTAATTGTGATAACATTGAATTGATTCCAACATTCATTGTCAATTCAATCCAAGAAGCTCTTCAGAAGACATCTGAGTTCATGAATGATGGATTTGAAGGTGCAGTCTTGAAAGACATGAACACTCTCTTCAAAGACCACACATCACCAACCCAGTTGAAGCTGAAACTTGAAATTGAGATTTCTGTTAGAATTACTGGCTTCACTCCTGGAAAGAACAAGAATGCTGCATATTTTGGAGCTATCATGTTTGAAACAGATGATGGGCAAATCAAAGGTCAGGTTGGTGTGAGTAGCATGCCAGAGAAAACAAGAAATTATATTCATGAACACAGAGATGAGATGATTTTCAAAATTATGGATGTCCAGTTCAATGACTTGACAAAAGGCAGAGACAATGATTATTATGCACTGTCACATCCAAGATTCTTGTTAGTAAGAGATGACATCACCAAAACAGATACTCTTGAAAGAGCATTTGAGTTGAGAGAGATGGCAATGCAATTAGGAGGCAAATAATGACACATCAAGAAAGTCTTTTAATCAGTGCATACACTGGTGTTATGTTATGTAAAAGTTTTTCAGATATGCACAAGTTTGTAGAGCAAACTTTAGGAAGACCTGTGTATACACATGAGGTGGCAATACCGTCGGTTATGGAAGATATTAAAGAGAAGTTATTACCACAAATTATAGAATTGATATCAAATATCGACGCGGTTCAAAGTTGTGCCGGATGCACACAAGATTTAAATACACAAATATATGGAGATTTGATAATTTGTGATTTCTGTACTCGTGGAAATGCCAGTGACAAATATAAATCAGAGGAGAAGAAATGATTAAAGTTGGTCAAAAATATAAATGCACTGTGAGTGGAGAGTTTGTGGAGATACAGACTGTTGTTGATTCAACTCTCGCGAGAATACAAACAATTGTAACTGCAGTGTGGTACAAGGACAATAACAACTATCTACATGTTTTAACTATTACAGATTTTCTTAAGCAATATAAAAAAGTTGAACCTGTTTATGAGTATCTTTATGCATATCAATTAGATGATAATGAAAAGGGTGAATGGCGTTTTCATCCTTACCATTTTGTAACAGTCGCTGATTGTATGAACTATGCAACTAACAGCGCTTATAATTTCCAACGACTTGATTTCACCAAAAGAGAACGACAGTGTTAATCACCTATTCACACAAAGATTCATTCATTGAGTTTTCATATTCATATGGTCCAACAACTCCAATCTTGTTGGACAACATTGAGCAAGTTGAATTTAAAAATTCAATAACAATCTACAACTATTCAGATGATTTGAAAATTGATATTACTATGGGCAAAGTCAAACTTGGCAATGCAATTTTCGATTTGGATTTTGTAACAACGGGATTGACTGAGACTTTAGCCGTCAGTGGTCAGTTTCATATGGCAGTTACAAATCTTCTTGAAAATTAATGTCTTTCTAAGGTTACTTGCTATATAATTATTCAAATCAAACAAGGAGATGAAGATGAAAAAACACATTAAGATTAATGATTGGGTTATATCAGAAAAAGGTATTAGCACGATAACAGATATTAAATTTAACGGCAGAAATTGTGAAAGTAAGGTATTTTTTTCAAATGGTATTTGTATGTTTGAATATGATGTTGAACTTTGGCAACAAACAACCGGTGAATGGTGTTGGTTTTCAGATAATGGATTTGAAGAATTTATCTTTGGGCAGTTTTTAAAAATTCAAGATGGACTATATTATGGTGTATCAAGTGATGGCAAGCCTTTTGCGGCTGAATATTGTCAGCCTTTTATAGGCAATTTTCCAATATCGTATTAAGGAGTGAAGATGAATAGAGGTAAATTTATTTGTGAATTACAAGATGAAGAAGCATTTTTATATCTACATCAAACAAAGAATGCTGAAGACAACACTAAGTGGATAAAACATGTATTTTTTCTTTTAAAAAGAGATGCTAACATAGTTTTTGACGAACACGATGCACAGCTTAAAGCTAAAGATGTAGAGATAGCAGGACTGATAGAAAGAGTTGATTGCATAAGAGAATTGAATGAAATTAATGAGCAAATAATTATTAACAAAGATGCAGAAATCGCAGAACTTAAAAAAGAATGTGAATATGACCAAAGAAATGCATCTATGTCACAAAAAGAAAGTGTGTTATTACTCGAAGAGATTAAAGCTAAAGATACAGAGCTGATAAAGTTAAAAGAAGATATCCGCTGTGCCAAAGAAGTTATTGATTGGCACGAAAAAGAATGTAAGAAATATATTAAAAACCATCATCAGCTATCCCGTTCAATCGTCGCTATGTTGTTTTGGGAGTTCAATAAAAATAGAACTCGATACAGAGATGGTAATAAATACTATTCTTATGATATGGTATCTGAATCATATCTGTTATTTGTTAAAGCTCACAGAATGTTAAAGGAGCGCAAATGATTATAAATTCAGATAATATTTTACCTATTTTAATGTTTGGTGGACTTATCTATGCTATAGGCTTAGGTCTTATACTTTTTGCATTTGCTGCTTTTGTTGATATTTGGTTCACTCGTAAAGAGAAATATTATAAAAATATAAGGAACAGAAATGAAAATTGAAGAAGCCAAAGCAGAACTGGCAAGGACTGCCCTCTTGATGTTCGAACATGATGGAACATCAACACTGGATGGTGATGCAACATTGAGATTGATTGATAAAATCTATGCCGAGATGAATCAATGTACATGTTGCAATGCAACTGTAGAATCTACATCTGGTCAAGGTGCAACATCAGCGAGTCCACATCGTCAATTATATTATTGGGCAAATGGATATTTTTATAGATTAAAGGAGAACAAATGACAATTAAACCAACTAGCTTGGATGTTAGACCATCCGGATTTGAAATCTATATTGACAATGAACTAAAAGGTTCAGTTTTCAAACAAGACAGAGAAATAACAGTTGATGATGTAATGACATATGAAGAATTTATATTGTTTGTTGATGCTGTCAATACAATTATGGAACGAGAATGCGAAATGACTTTTAAGGATAAGAGATGACATTTAATATAACTCAAGGAAGTAATCGTACAATGACAGAGGGGGATGCATATATAATCATTGAAGCTATCAACCGTGCTCATCTAATTGAACTAGGTGAACATGCACAGCTTCATTTCAATTTAGTATCGCAATTGAGACAAGAAATTAAAGCTAAAGATGAAGAGATTGCAAAACTTAAGTCCTTGATGTTTAGTGCAAGTGAACAATTGAAACCTGCTGCATATAAAGAAGCTCCTGCATATTATTCTTTGGACGATATAAAATGACAATCAGAGAAACTGGTTGCTTGTTCTATGGAGTTGCAAAACACTTTGAATCAAACTTCAACTTTTGTGACTATCATTACAAACTGCCAGAATCTATGCAAAAGCAAGCAAGCAACTATTGTTCCAGACACAAGTATGCTTTGGACAAGTTTGCTTGTTATGGTAGGCAGAGTATCATCGTATTTGCTATTGTCAACCAATTGAGATATAGAAGTGGAGATGATATTGAACATTCAATGGATGAATCTGACACCAAGTGGTTTTTTGGATTATTAGCGCATTATAAGAATGATTTCATACTTGATATTGAATTCCTTGAAGCAAACATAACAAAGCTGAGAGACATTTACACATTCCATATTCAAGAGAAAATAAAGTGGTTTACTATGCCAATTCTATTCAAACATTTGAAGTATGATGCAACAGGCATGATTGATGATGTTCCGTTGGTGAAAGAACTCAGATGGAACTATCGAGCTTTGAAGTTGCTTCAACTCGATGACGAGTTCTTCAAAGAGCATGTCAATGGAATTCAAAAGAAATTAGATTTGGGCTATTAACATAAACGCATGCACGAAAGGATAATGAAATGAAAAAGAAATTAAGTGTACCATCTACCAAAACAATTTTAATCACAGGTGGTGCTGGGTACATAGGAACCCATACGCTTGTAGAGCTTCACACTGCAGGATACAATTTTGTTGTGTATGACAATCTATCAAATTCATCAAAAGAATCATTAAAACGAGTTTCTGAAATCATTTCTGCTGATGTTATATTTACATATGGGGACATCTGTGACTTTGATGAATTAATATATGTATTCATCAAGCACAATATTGATTCTGTCATTCACTTTGCTGGATTGAAAGCAGTTGGAGAGTCTGTCTCAGATTCATTGACTTACTATGACAATAATGTAGCAGGGACAATCAATCTTCTAAAAGTAATGAAAGCTTTTGATTGTAAAAAGATTGTATTTTCTTCAAGCGCTACGGTATATGGTACACCATCATCAACTCCAATCTACGAGAATTTTCCTGTTGGAGCAACAACCAACCCATATGGAACTAGCAAGTACATGATTGAACAGATTCTGAATGACCTGTACATATCTGATAATAGCTTTAAGATAGTAATACTAAGATACTTCAATCCAATAGGTGCTCATGAAAGTGGATTGATTGGTGAAGACCCAAATGGAATACCAAACAATCTTATGCCTTTCATCTCTCAAGTTGCAATTGGCAAGCGAGAGTTTCTGAGTGTCTTTGGTGGAGATTATAATACACCAGATGGTACATGTATTCGTGATTATGTTCATGTTGTTGACCTGGCAAATGCTCATGTGAAAGCGATAGACTATATGAATGCAATAACAGAAAACTTCAAACCACTGACTGTTAATATTGGAACTGGCATTGGCCATTCTGTGCTTGATGTGGTGAAAGCTTTTCAATTGGCTAGTGGTCAGACAATACGATTCAAACTTATGGACAGAAGAGCTGGGGACATAGAACAATGCTATGCCAGTCCACAATATGCCAAAGCAGTTCTTAACTGGGAAGCCACACGTGATTTGGAATGTATGTGCAAGACCTCTTGGAATTGGCAATCAAAGAATCCAAATGGGTATAATTAATAATTGTTTAAGTTGTAATTTGGTAAAATATCATCAAATAAATGCAAAGGACGACAATGAATAAAACTTTAGATATGAAACCAAAGGAATCACTTAGTGAATTTTTAAAACTATACACTGAAGTGAGAGATATACCTGCAGAATCTTATGATATGATTTTGGATGTCATTAGATTCTACAAGGACCACAATAAAAATCCTGAAATGAAGAAATACAATCATATCAAATATATTGAAGACACTTGGTTTGCAGCGTTGGATAGAAATGAAATTGACTATTCAGTGTATGGAGATGTTCTCTATTTCATGGAAGTCTGGGCATGTTGGGCAATTTATAGCAGGCAATATCTCAAGCAGATGTTCAAAGATGAATACATCACAAATTTATTCAAGACAAATAAAAGCATTATTGACATGGGTTGTGGAATAGGATACACAACAATTGCATTCAAAGAACAATATCCTCATTTGGATGTCTATGGAACAAAGCTAAAAGACACTGAACAGTGGAACTTCTGCAAATTGCTAGAGAAGACAAATGATATCAATATGGTTGAAAATCACACTGAGCTAAAATCGGTTGATATTGTATTTGCATCTGAATACTTTGAGCATATCATTAGTCCAATAGCTCACCTTAAAAGTATATTGGCATTATCTCCAAAAGTTCTTATCATCTCAAGTTCATTTGGAACTCGAGGCATTGGTCACTTCTATGAGTATGAACACAATGGCAAAATGATTCATATGAAAAGCATAAATAAAATTTTTAATGATACATTAAGGGCAAATGGATATACTAAGCAGTCAACAACTTTGTGGAACAATACGCCAAACATTTGGATTAAAGCTGAAGACACATTAAACTTGTTTTAAAAATTTACAAAAAGGATAAAGATGAAACAAACACTGACACCAGAAGAAACTGTTGTGGAAAAATCAAAGTACACTAGGAAAATACAAATACCAATGTATGAACCAAAAAACATAAAGCCTGATATCAGAGAGCTGTATGATGAAGAGTACACCAATAAACTCAAAGCCAATATACAAAAGGCTGATATTCCTGATGACATCAAGAAGTTCTTGAATTGTGCAGCTGACAGACACACAAAATTCAATTTCAGTCGAATTGCTGATTTCTATGCTCACTCCGACTTAGAAATCAAAAGACTATTTGAAGAGTCCGCACTTGTTATCATTGACTATAATGATGCAGTCAGAAATGCTTTCATCTCATACCAAACAGAAGTTGATTTTGACTTGGAAGAGTATAAAGAAAATCTTGGTGAAGATGGTTTGCTCAAAAACTTGAATGATACTGCAAGCAAGATTCAGTATAACAAGCATATCATCAATGAACTGTTTTAACTTGAGGTTACTATGAAAGATATAATTGAAAGTGCAGAATCAATTGAGCAGTTTGCCAAGCATGCAATCATCAAATGTCCTGACCACAAGATTCTGAATGTCAATACAGATGCCACAAAAAGAGATGACTCATTTTGTGTATTCATTATGACTTTTGGAAGAGCTGACAATGTGAAGACATACAAGACTTTGATGGAATATCCAGATGTTTCATTCAATCAAGACCTATACTTCATTTGTTCTGATGATGACAAAAGATTACCAGAATACATTGAAAAGTATGGAGAGCGAGTGTTGATATTCAACAAACAAAAAATGATACCATTTCTCGACAAAGCTGATAATTTTGACAAATACAATGTTATTCTATATGCCAGAAACATTTGTTTTTCGTTTGCCAAAAAGCTAGGTTATAGATACTTTGTTGAACTCGATGACGACTACGATATTTTTTCACAACGAATCTTCTATGGTCACCAAGATGCTAAAAAAGCAACCAAGCTGATGATGAAGAAAATCACTGACTATGACAGACTCTTTAGAATCCATTTGGATTTCCTCAAGAACACCCCATGCAAAACAATCACAATGTCTCAGCATGGAGATTTCATTGGTGGAGTTGGAAATGGAAATGCTATCAGAGGTTATCAAAGAAAGACAATGAATTCATTCTTCTGTGATGTCGAAGACCCATTTTGTTTTGACGGCTCAATCAATGAAGATGTCAACTATTATACTCAATCAGGAAGATTGGGAATTTTGAACTTCAACTTGTTTGGATATTCTTTGAATCAGGAATCAACTCAGCAGAGTAAGGGTGGAATGACAGAACAGTATTTGCTTGGTGGAACTTATCTAAAGTCCTTTTACAGTATATTGTTCAATCCAAGCTGTGTCAAGATTGGTAAAATCTCTCATGGTATCAATGCCAGAATGCACCATATGGTAAACAGTGATAATACATATGTTCAGATATTAGATGAGAAGTGGAGCAAGCAAGTAATGAATAAAGATTGTAATGATATTATGAAGCTATTTTAATGAGCAATTAAGGCATAGTGTATTATAATACCATATCAAATCAAATTAGGAGATACTATGAGCAAAGTTATTAAACAGGATTCAGAGAACAAACCAGGTAGATTGGAATCAAGTGCAGTTTTAAAAACTAGAAAGTTGACAGATGAGAAAAAGACAGCTATGAAAAACATGACACCTGAACAGAAACAACAGTTGAATGATTTCATCTTTGGAAAAACAACTGAGAATCCATTGGCAAGCAAATAACGGAGCACACATGTATGAAGATATTGTAGAAAAGTTGACAGAAGCTGAAGTGATTCAGCTTCAAGAGTGTCTAAAGCACAGAATCATTGCACTTGTTGAGATGTCACATCCAAGAGCAAAAGTCGAAGCCAAGATTTCAGACAAAGCAGATGTTGTTTTGAAGCACATTATCAAATTGTTATATTGGAAAGATGAGACTAATCTCAAACACCATATACATGATATTGATAATTGGCTTTTTGAAATTCAAAGACTCAAACCAAAATCAGGAACTATTAAAGCTCTTGACTATTATACTTGGATGTTTGATGAACCAGTTGATTCTGATTCAACAATTAAATACATTATCAATAATGAATTGAGAAAGTATCATGACTTGCCACAAGTTGGTATAGATTATCATGAGTTGTTTGAGATTCTAAAAGATGTCTATAAGATGTTGGCAGATGAATTGGAGTCAAAACAATTTACATCAATATCATACATTACAGATATAGTTCTAAAGCGTTACAATTAAAAATCAAACCAAACCAAAAGGAGATACATGAGTACAGTCAAACTAGGCGAAAAAGCAAAAGCAGTTTTGCATTCATTTAGCAAATTAAATCCAACATTGAGAGTCAGAGCTGACTATCTATATGTTAAAACAAATTCAATCAATGGCGTCTTCAATCTTGCACCAAGTGAAATCGAAACAGATGCTCCATTCGTAGTGTTTTCAATGCCAGACTTCTTGAATGTCTTAGGCATGTTCAACAATCCGTCAATCGATAAAAATGGCCTGGTGCTATCAGTTTCTGATGATGGAAAGAAAGCAGTGTATCTTGCTACTGATGACACAATGGTTGCTGATAGACAAATGGGTGGCGAAACTCTATATGATGCTCATGCAGCTGATGTCACATTCTCGTGTATGTTAGATGAAAAGAGCTTAAAAGATATTACTAGTGCAATGAGCGTTATTGATGCAGACAGAATTAGCATTGTGTGTAAAGATTCAGCTGTTATGGCAAAAGTTGAAAACAGAGCATCTGAAAACTATGTTGAAATCAAACTTGCTGGTATGTCAAACAAAGACATCACACTTGACTTTGGTGACAAGGGTATCCTATCATCATTGTTCAGTGGTATCTATGGTGTTCAGTGTAGAGCTTGTCAGCACAATGGCGGAGAGTTATATCTTGCAAAGTTTGTGAGTCAAAGTATTCAAGCAACCGATGGCAATCTATTCTATTTTGCTCCTATGAGCGTAATCTAATGTCAACCCTTGTCTTCTTTGATGTTGAGACCGTAGATGTCCCTGATAATAGACAAGGGGACATCATCATTCAACTAGCTGCAGTCATCAAGGTCGGTGATAGTTTATCAACCTTAAACACTTTGGCAAATCCAGGTCAAGCAAGCTCTGCAGCTGCAATGGAAGCTCATGGAATCGTTCCATCTAAGATTGAAGGACTTCCTTCAATCTCTCAAACTCAAATATATCAACAGTTTAAAATGATGAACACAATACCAGATTTGTATTTTGTGTGTTATAATAAGAAATGCGATGAGGTTGCTTTGAAGAGAGTTGGAATTGACATTTCTGCCAAGGTCATTGACATTTGGAGAGTGGTAAAGTTGATAAATGATAAACTTGGATTGCAATGGGAATACACAAGACTTGGATATATGATTTATGCAAATGAATTATATACTAGAAGACATCCAGCTCAAGCTGAATTACAAGCACATGATGCTTTGTTTGACAGTTATGATTTGATGATTCTGTTCGAATGGTTGCAAGAGAAGTTTGGAATGACGATTGAACAAGCAGTTCACATCACAAACAATCCAATTCTTTACAGTAAGATTCCATTTGGAACTCATAAAGGAAAATCATTTGGTGATATCTCGCAGAGTCAATTATCTTGGATGTATGATAATGTTGATGACCCAGATATCAAGTTTACAATTTCACATATTAAATAAGGAGTAAGAAATGACAGAAGACCAAAAAGCTCAAGTGATGGGCTATGTAGATGAGCTGGTTGAGTGGATACCAGATAATGCAGAAATCGACTTGGATTCACTCAAAGATGAGATAATTGAATATATGAATGACCACAGTATTCAACTTGGAGGTTCTATTAATGTAGTAATTCCGCGCTTGAGAGCAGTCGTTTGTATCACTCCTGGTGAATTGCAAGTGGTGGGTATTGCCACAGGAAAGATGAAGCAGCCTCCATTTCAGTCAAGACTTTGTAGTCGACAAACAATTGTTGGTTCATTTGGTTCAGCACTTGAAGAACTAAAGAATGGAAACAGAGTTGCCAGAACAGGTTGGAACGGTAAGGGCATGTATTTGACATACTTTAGTCCAGTTGCTCATGGTATGGAAATGCTAAACATCTGGGATTGTGAGAATGGAACAGAGAAACCACTGTTGCCATTTATCATGATGAAAACTGCAGATGATATGTATGTTCCATGGTTGGCAAGTCAAAGTGACATGTTGGCGAGTGATTGGTTGGTTGTTGGATGAAAGTCGTATTAGAGAATCACACCCCTTTGTGGGTGTGCTCTGATGCAGTTAGAACTTGTTGGGCAAGCGGAGACAAGTCAGATAGCAAACGATGGGATGATGCATTTTCTGACCAAAGAGAATGGATTGATTGTGGGCCAAAAGACAAAGCATTGATTGAAAGAGTTGGAAACCAGAACAAACACTCATCAACACTTGAGCACTTGTATTATAACTTTCATATCAGTGAAATCTCAAGGGCACTCTTGCAAGAGCTTGCACGCCACAGGATAGCGAGTTTGTCTGTCAAGTCAACTAGATACACGCTGAAAGAGTTGAAAGCTGAAGCTCACTTTGATGTAACAAATCAGAATGATATAGTAAGAGCAATGAAATATTTGGTATTCACTGATGTTGGACTAGTTGATTCTGCTTCCGTTGAAGCTCTTGAGAATCTTAGATTCATATTGGCACAGGGAATCTCAAACGACAAAGCAAAGTATTGTCTGCCAGAATCATACAAGACAGAATTGGCTTGGTCAATCAATGCTAGGTCACTTCAGAACTTTCTACATCTTAGGACATCACCTGCAGCACTTTGGGAAATCAGAGACCTTGCACTTGCTATTTACAATGCACTGCCAGAGGACCACAAGTATCTGTTCAAAGATAGCATCTATCTTGAGCAAGAAGTTAAAGAATAGTTAAGCAAAAACAATATATAATTCAGAATAACAAATTAAAGGAGATACATGAGTAAAATGACAGAACAGGCAATGATTGCAGCAATGTACAACCTGCAAGATACATTCAACAAGACAGTTCATCCACAATGGGAGTTGCAGAACTTTGATTGGAAGAGAGCAATTGTGATTGAGAATGCCGAAGCAATGGGAAGTTGGGCTTGGAAGTGGTGGAAAAAAGGAACTGATGATTACAACAACTATAAAGTTGAGATGGTTGATATCTGGCATTTTGTAATGTCTATGGATATGAAAGAGTCGTTGGACATGGATATGCAAGCAAATTATGTTGGATTGACAAAGCCAATCAGAAGCTGGGATGCATATATTGAAGAGATGATAGATAAAATCGATGAATACACTCCAGCAATTATTGCAGATTCTCAGTTCATTCTCGAAAGACTTGATGAATTGATGGAAGCAACATACATTGCAGCTGCAGATGCAGAGACACTAGACCTTGTTGACACAACTCTTAGAATTTGGAAAGAGACAGTTGGAACAATTGAAGAACTCTACAAGCTATATGTTGGAAAAAATGTATTGAATGGCATTCGACAAGAGAACGGTTACAAGACAGGTGAATACAAGAAGCTGTGGAATGGTGTCGAAGACAATGTCGTTATGATGCAAATCTTGGATGAACTTCCACCAAGTGAAGATTTGTTTCAGGTTGTTTACCATCGACTCGACAAAAAGTATAAATCACTATAACATGAGGGAGCAATCCCTCAACCTCATATCAAAGGAACTCAATGTATCTATCAGTAACAAATTCATATAGCTCAATCTTTGTAACAGAACTCAATCCAGATAAAACTCTTACCTTCAATGAAATCAAACAAACACCACTTGAAATTTTTACTGATGGGTATAATGAAACAGGATACACTTCACTTATCGGAAACAAACCACTAAACAGAATTGAATTTGATTCTGTCAACAAGTACCAAACATTCAAAAAAGATAACTCTAAAATTGACAACATGAATTTATACAATGTCATTGAACCATGCTATCAATATATCAGACAGCAATATCCAACTCCGGACTTCTCAACAAAACCGCGATATTGGTATCTTGATATTGAAACAGATTTGGATGATGGCAAGTTCTCATCTCCCAAGACTGCCAATGCACCAATCACATTGATTCAGATTGCAGAATCTGATACCAGACTAAAGTTCATCTTCGGTTGGATGCAGGACTATACCACTGACAGAGATGATGTCAAGTATTTCTATTTTGAAGATGAAGAAACCATGCTCAATGCTTTCATTCAGTTTCATGCCATGAGACAGCCAGGAATCACAACTGCCTGGTTTGGAGACAACTTCGACTTTCCATATATAACAACCAGACTTTCAAAGTTTGGAATCAAGCCAGAAATCCTCTCACCATTCAATGAGATGGAACAGCACACAACAGTCATCTTTGGTCAAAAGGATACCATACCAAAGCCGGTTGGATTATACTGGGTTGATACTGTTGAGGTTTACAAGAGATTGACACCTGGAGGAAGAGAAGCTTGGACACTTGACTTCATTGCTGGATATGAAAAGATTGAAGGCAAGTTGCATTGGCAAGATGAGGGATTCAAGACATTCAGTGATTTCTTGAAAGGAAAGTATTCATCAGATTGTGATATTGTTAAAGGCAAGCTTTGGGAGTTATCACAGCAACCACAAACACCTCACAGAGATGCAGAGATGAGAAAGGTTGCATATTATATCTTTGTTGATTATGGCATTAGAGATGTTGAAGTCTTGCTTGAGATGGATAGAAAGAAAAAGATGCTTGATGTTCTAGTCACTTTGGCTTGGACCATGAAATGTAATCTATATGATGTCTTTGGAACAATCAAACCATGGGCAGTATTTCTTTACAATGATGCCAGAGATATCAACAAAGCAATGCCACAAAGAACTGCCATGCAAGATAGAGAGTATGGTGGTGGATATGTATATGCTGACCAAGGTGTATACAAATGGATTATCGTTGAAGATTACGCTTCACTGTACCCAAACATCATTATGCAAAAAGGATTATCTCCGGAATCTTATGTACCTGAGAATGAAATCCCAAGAGATTTGTGGAATCTCATTCAAGCAAGTGGAATTTACAGAGCTGTAAACTGTGATGAAATTTATATTGGATTAGCTGCAAATGTTAAAGAGGAAATTAGGAAACTTCTGGTAAAATACAATTTGACAATGGGTGTCAATGGCACTTGTTACAGAAAAGATGTCAATGGTATTCTTCCTCAGAAGATTTCAATGATTTACAATGAGAGGAAATTTCATAAGAAAGAGATGCTAAAAGCTTCTGCAGTGATAGAGTTGCTAAAAATTGAATTGGAAGCAAGAGGAGAAAAGATATGATTATAAAAATTGACAATGATACCGTAATTTACACAGGTAAGAAATACAAACTTCATTATGCCAGAGTATTGCATGGAACAGCTCTCACTCATATGATAATAAGCGATATGAATAATAAAAAATTATTTTGTCAATTTGTTGGAGTAATTGCATGGCACAAAGTTGTAAATATTTCAAATAATACCAACTCCATATTATTTGAAAAGATGATATGTATATTGTTAAATTTGGGATTTGTAGTAATATCTAATATGCCACATGATAATTCAATAAAAACTATTATGCGAATGATTAATGATGGAAATATTGAAGCGTGTCCATTATATAACTTAAATATAGTATGGGAGTATAGATGGAGTGGAAGGGGCAATTTGCCACTGTTGGAAGCATATCCTTTATTTGAAGGTCAAGATGCATTTGAGGGAGTTGATAATCATTTTGATTTGAATGAATCCTTTGATGAATTATTCAAGGAGCACAAATGACACAAGAAGAAATTAAATTAAAATCAACAGAAGAGTTGAAGCAATTGATGGTAAAGTACAAGGAGATTGAGACTCAAGAGGATTTGAATCAATTGACAAGAAAACTTTTAATCAATGCTGCATATGGTGCCATAGGAAACAAACACTTTCCACTATACAATCCTGATATTGCAGATGCAATTACCAGCTTTGGAAGATACAGCATTCAGACAATGACTTCTCATGTTGTTGACAATATTAATGTGCAAATGCCATTTGTTAAAATTGTTAGGAGTCTTAATGACACGGATTCCGGACATTTTTCAGTTGCTGGCCTAGTTGACAAGTATTTAGAATCTAATCCATCTGCAACCACCACACAGATTGCTGAGATGGTTGTCAACTTCGAGAAGGCATATATCAGTCCATTACTAAAAGAATCCACACAGATGAACTTCGATTTGATGAATGACAAAGAGCTATTGATGGCACTCGACTGTGAAACGGTTGCAGATGTTGAAATAATTTCTGGAAAAAAGCGGTACGCTATGAGAATGCAATACATCGAAGGAACATATTTATCACATCCGAAGTATAAAATTATTGGGCTTGACATCAAGAGGTCATCAACTCCTGCTCTCATGAGAAAGAAACTAGAGGAAGCTCTTCATCTTCTCTTCGACGGAGACAACCAAACAACAATTTCATACATCTCTAAATTTGAAGCTGAATATCTCTCAGGGAAGTATACACTGAATGAACTTGCAATCCCGACTGGAATTTCAGACATTGATAAGTTTGATGGTGGAAATCTATCAGTGCCAATT